TAGGCAGCTACATCGATCAACCTCGGCTTGCTGTACGGAAGTACCTTCACCGTCTGATATGCATACCCGGTGATTCCTCTTTGGTCCACAGCGCAGCCGACGATCTGCACATCTCCAACCGATGTCAGCGGTTCTGAAAGATACGGTGCTGCATAGTTCCGCCCACCAGCCGTCATGTAAAAGCTTTCAACAGCCGTTCCCAGTTTTGGCTCGGCGCTAAGCGCAGCGCAAACCCTTGACAATCCCTGCAGATACAATCCCTCGATGGGGGTGTCTGCGGTCAATTCCATTGTCACCGTCGGCTGTGTTTCCTCCGTATCCGGCACAGTCACCGTAAACACCGCATCCATCTGACCGATGAGCTCCGTGCACTCGCTATCAGCGTAGGTTGTCAGGGTCACATCCATGGTTGCCTGACTGTCCTGGGTGATCTCCTCCGCCACCGCCACAGGGAGCATATACCCCGTATAGCTATAGCTGCTGGTTCTGTTAGGGTGGATCTTTTCGGTAGTATGGCTCCAATCACCCAAGGAAAACGTCAGCTTATACCGGAATGCGCTGCTGTTCGGTGTCCACCGCACATTGCATTTGCTTCCCAGTACCACGTCATCCGCTCCGGTTATGCTGCTGGCTCTCGGTATCGTCTCCAGTTCTACATCATCGCCTATGGTCGTAGAGCTCAACGTTCCCTTTGCCATTTTACCGGTTGCGCTGATATGCACAGACATGCTGCCGTCTGCGTTGTGCTCTACCTTGGCAGTGTGGGTGATTGCCACAGTATTGCTGTCTTTTGTGATCGTGATGTATGCACCGGTTATTTCCTTTTCAGAATCACCGATGGACAAGCTGCCGGACCAATATCCGGCAGTCGTGTATCCGGAATTTGTACGGGAGTACGTAAGCGTTGCGGTGACATCTGAGTAATTCCCATTTATATTCTTCTCCGCTTTCCAGGTGATCAGAGCAGAAATATGTTCATTCGAGGTCGTTCCCTCAATTTTTCCATCAATTGCCATATCATACACCTACCCATCTTTCAACGCTTCCGCCGTCACTTCCGATCACTTCCACAAAACCGCCACGTGTCAATGCAATCTCGATCACAGCCTGCGGAATTCGCAGCTGCTGGTTAGTGATATATGCGGAAATCATGCCGTTTTCATCGTAGAAAGCCATACCGTAAGCGGTGAAGCGTGCGAATTTTTGAAACACATCTTCACCGTCCAGCTCTGTAGTCTGCCCGATCTCGACGCCGTAAACCGGTGTTCCCTCCGGAAGCTCCGGCGCTAACAGATCTCCGCCACCGTCAACGTAGTACAAAAGACCTGTCTGAATATTGGCTGTCACTTTAATTACTTTTTCAACCTCGCCCGTGATCGTTTGCAGGTTTCTAAAAAGCCGTGTGATCCTTTTTGCGCTTTCTTCGATATCCTGATAGGTTTTCTCCTGATATTCCCCAAAGTCCGATTTTGCCACATACACGCTTTCCAGGCGGCGTTTGATCTCTTCATAATAAGCATTCACGATCTCCGCCGATTTGATGATCAGGCTTTTGATTTGGTTAAAACTGCTCCCAGGTGATCCCGCAGCATCCACTGTTTCACCGGTAACCTTCCCACCGGCAGCATGGAGTGAAGCATTCCGCACCTGACTGTCACTCTGCGCTTCAACATTCAACTGCTCTGCCAGCTGATACAGATAATTGCGGATCTGTGTCAGCTGTTGACGCTCTTCTCCGCAAATTTTGGGATACGGTATTCTCATCGGATATCGCTTCCTCCCTCGATCGTTTTTGTAATGGAAAACAGCTTCATATCGCCTCTGCCTTCCAATCGCAGGCGCATGTGATCACACCGGACCGGCTTGATTGGAAACGTTACCGCCCTTGTACCCCGTCCTGCAACCGTGAACAGATGCACCCATCTCCCCGAGGAATCGTATTCTGCCCAACAGCTCAGGACCGAGCCGACAGGCAACTGCAAACGCAGTTGCAGCCTGGATATATACTTTCTGTCAGACATAGAAAGCCCCAGCATTCCGCTTTGCGCCAGCCACTCTATTTGCTCTGGCTTCTCACTGATGTCTCCGCACAGCGTCAGTATTTCTCCTGTACCATGCTTGATGGCATACAATACTCCACGGCAGCTGCAGAAGGTATCCACCTGTAGATCATCTTCCCGATGCCATAGCCCTTTTTCCGTATCGTATACAAACAGATGCCATTCACCGGACGGTCCCTGCATAGACACGTAATATTTGCTTCCGTGCGCACCTGCCACAGCGTTTTTGTACATTACATTCCCAAACGCTTGGGAAATCCACTCCGGCAGCGATCCGTCATATACGCAGATGCCTGTAAGCGATTTGTAATACAACACCTCGCCTACGATTGCAAGGCTCCGCTTGCACCCCTTCTGCACACCTCTGCAGGCAGTATCAACGATCTTATGCCCTCCGGTATCGCTGATATATATCTTGTGAAGATGGTTTTCCTTGAAGAACAGCGGGAATCCCATGTGCGCAATCGCACCTGTAAACGGACCGTCGGTGCCCACACCGGCAACCCAGCTATCCGTTGATATTCCCATGAAGCAGCTCCAGTTTTTAAAATCCCCCAGCTTGCTGCAGTAGATCTCATTCACAACCTCACCGTTGGCTGCAGGACCGTACCGGCATCCCCACAGACGGTTGCCGCATTCGATCACATGATCCATAATCGGCATTTTTCGTGCAATAGTGATCTGGTTGCTGATCGTGACTGCATTGGTCAGCATACCAACGATCATAATGTAGTCCTCGCCCTTGTCCCAGATCACCGCTGCACCTTCCAGCTCCTCCAGCTCCAATGTGTCCAGTATCTTGTCCCCGGTCTCCGTCTTCAGCTCACTGCCTGCAAGTCCCGTAACCGTTATGCCGTCATATTGGGAGAAAAGTGCATCAATGCCTGTTGCTTCAATTTTCACATAGGTGCTTGCGATCTGCACCCACATCCCGGACGCTTCAGACCATTGCTTCAGCGTATGCGGTGTCGTAGAGGTGTCGATCCATCGAGTTCCATCTGCCGGCTTTTCCGGTGCTTTGCTGTCGATCTCAGCCGCCACCGCATTTCCATCCGCCAGACACATAGAAAAGGTCACCGGTGTGTTTGTGGTAAACTCCGCTTCGATGCTCCCATAGTCTGCGTCATCTTCTGTATTGAAGTACTTTTTATCCGGCAAAATGATCACATACGCGCCCATGGACAGCAGCGTTTTCGACTGATCGTCAAGCTTCATGTCATACGCGCGACCGTTAAACACAAAATCCGTGCCATCCACATAGCACAGTGAATCCTTTGCGATCATGCCGGTTGGCTTCTCCGCCTGTACATATACCCCTCTGTGCTCCCTGGTAGAAAGCAGCGGATAATCGTCGGAGCACAAATTCTTCATATCAAAGAATTCTCCGTCTCCGATCCGCAGGTTGTGGTTATACCCGCCAAAAACCTCTGTTACCTGCCGGCTGGATGCCGGCACACGTAATCTGGGAAATGCCATCTCATAACCCCCTCAAAACCGCAGCCTTGTGCTTATAGGCATGTGCAGTCTGTTATAGTAATTCCGGAACTCCTCCCACAGTATCTTGTAGGCATCCGTTGCGTTGTTGCACCGATCCTCTTCCTGATTTCTGTAATGGATCTGTGCTTCAAGATAACGCAGATATATTTCGTCGAACGGTTCCGGTACCAAAAGCACCGTATCCGGATCCGTGTCCTCTTCATAACCATGGAAGGTAACCTTCTCCGCTCCCTCATGGGTATCGATGATCAGGACCTTCACCCGCTGATCCAGTCTGGAAAGCCAGCTGATCTTTTCCTTTTGTGTATAGGTATTGCCCACATTGGCATCCACCTGATCGATTGCTTCCCGAATCGTCATATACTTCCCTCCTGCTATAGCACGATTCCAAAAAAGGGGGCATCTCTGCCCCCTTTCCTTATGCTCGCTTACTGTGCATGTGCCTTGTCGAAGGCATCAATGACCTCCAGCATTTTCTCCTTGTTGTGAAGGATCTCCGCCACGCCTCTGGGGACATCCACCTCAACACCGCGCTGGATAATGTACTGCCGGCCATTGATAAACACCTGCACATCCTCCTTCGGTCCATTCTTGACCAGAGGGATCTTGATGCGCACCTTATCAGACCTCTGCACACCGTTTTCGGCACATTTCTGCTGTGTCTGCATAGCTGCAAGCGCAGCCTCTGCATCAGCATTCTTTTTCTCGGCTTCCTCTGCCCGGGAGATGGCGTTTGCTTTCGCTTCTTCCGCTTTCGCAGCTCTCGCCTCCGCATCAGCAAGCTTCTTCTTCAGCTCCTCCATAGCCGCATTCTCAGCCGCCTGGGAATTGTTGGTATTTGCCATAACATATCCTCCTGTTTATATTGGATCCTCGCAGGGGACGGTTGCCCGTCCCCCCACATTTTCCTGTCAGTTAGCCGTAACGAGTGCGGAATACTTCTTGCTGCAGCTCTCGATACGGACCATATAGTTCTCGATCAGGATCTCAGCAGTCTCCATAGCCTTCCAGCCAACGGTAGAACGCTGATCCAACGGGTCAGCGGTACCGGCACTGCCCTTAGGCTTGACAATGACCTCCATATTGCCGCCCTCGATGTCAGTAACACCGTAAGCGTTGGCGCCCAGGATCAGCGTAGAGAATACGCTCAGACCAGCAGGACAGCCCTCACCGGAGAAGATCTTTGCCTCGCTGGAATCCACAAAACGCACACCGCCGTACTCGCCCAACTCGCCTCTGTACAGATGTTCAGGATCACAGTACTCCTTGGGCTTGCGCCAGCGCTCGTCCTTGCGCAGATCGTAGGCAGCATAAGGATGGATGATACCCACATAATAGTCTCCGATTTTGGGGGCGTTCTGTGCCTTCAGAAAGGCAACAACCTGGTCAACCAGATCACAGGTCAGCACACAGCTGGTATCCAACGCTGCACGGGATTCCACCTCAGTCTCCGTGCCGTCCGCAGCCAGCTTAGGTGCGTAAAACACATTGGTGCCGCTGTTCATCACATTGCGCACCACAGTGTCCAGTGTCTGACCGCCCTGATTGCCGCACAGATCCGTCGTTTCCAGGATCACATTATCGATAGCGGTCAGCTCCAGCTGATCTGTCAGCATGACGAAATCACCGTACTGCTGCAGCTCAGCTTCCACAGTCAGCACATCCAAAGTCTGGCCGGGAGGGGTGATGCCTTCTGTCAGGGGCTGGGTTGCCTTGGGCAGGCTGGCAAAACGCCGGAATTCGATCTTCTTACCACCGTGCTTGGGGATGGGTCGCTTCTGACCGAACTGGTGGTGCACCAGATTGGGCTTTGCCAGCATGATCAGGTTCTTGTCATAAAACGTCTTCATCTCTGCGGATAAGCCGGCAGAGGTAGTGCTGTTCATCACATCATCTGCGAACAGCTGCAGATCCATGTAGGGAATATAACGCTTGAACATACTCATTTGCTCCTTTCGCATTGCCGGGAGGAGCTGACGGGTCATAATGTGATGCGTTCACCTCTTGCAACCCGCTCCCGGTATTCTCTGATTTGCTTATCTGTAAATTTGCTGGGGTCGACCTTCGCGGACACCGCGCCCTGGGCGCCGGTGCCATTCTCCGCAGGTCTTGCGGCACCTGCGATCACATTATCGGTCACATTTTTTGCTGCTCTTTGCGCTGCGTACTGCATCGCGCCCTGCAGGATCTCATCCTTGTGGATCACCTCAAAGGCAGTGCGAACATCCACGCCACTGCTGAGCAGCCGGGAAAAGTCAGGGTTTTTGATCTCAGCTTCCAGATCCAGCCCGGGATAGAACTGCTTCGCCTGCTCAGCCTGCTGGTTCCATTGGGAAACCTGCGCATCTGCCGTCTGCCTGCGCTGCAGCTCCTCCTGCTGCTGCCGCTGCATCTCCATCTGACGCCGCATGGAAGCGTTATCAACCTCCACATTGCGCATCTTCAAATAATCCTGCACATCGATTCCCCTGGCCATAGCTTCCTTTTCCACCAGAGACGTGTCGTTGCGGATCTTTTCTGCGATCGCAGTGTAATCCGTCGCCTCCACACCGTATTGACGTGCCAGAATATCAAAGATCGGGGCTGCCGCCTCAAAGCTTTTCAACTGATCATTGGCAGCTTGCAGCTGCTGATTGACGCCCTTTAGACGTTTTTCAACCGTATCCTTCACCCTTGCATTGTACTGATCCTTGTACTCGCCCTTGATGAGTGTATCAAAAGCAGCACCGGGATCTGTCACCTGCTGTTGCTGCCCGGCGTCGGCAGCCGCACCGCCATCAGCGGTACCTGCGCCCGTATTTTGCTGCCCGGCGTCGGCAGCAGTTGCGCCCGTGGCTCCTCCCGCTGCAGCACCGCCACCGGCACCGCCTGCGCCATCCGCAAAAAGCTGCAGATCCACGTTATAAAGCCATAAAGTTTTTTTCATACTGCAAATCCTTTCTGTCCGTAAGTGGACGATCCTTATGTATGTGAAGGCTTTACGCCTTTTCACCATTTACTGTCTCCCGGAAGACTATGTACTCCGGGTATTGCCTTGCCAGCAGATCAAAACCATTTGCAACGGTACGAAACATCTGCGCCACCTGCTCGATAGCTTCAGGCACCGCCACCGCCGCCACCTGTGCAGTTCCGGACTCAAGTAAGGTTTCCGGAAACTGCCGCAGCTGCCCCTGCTCATAAAGCTGCAGTGCGCTCTGCGCTGCTGTATACGTAAGCGTGGATACCGCACAGCACACCAGATCCTCTCCTTTCGGTGCAAACCGTGCATGCCCATACACCTGCAAACAAAACGCTTTTTCACTGTGCACATATTCAACTGTCACCATGATTTATTCTCCAACTTAGTTGTCATTGCGAGCCAGTTCGCAAACTGGCGTGGCAATCTTCTGTACATTCTCTCGCAATGTCACACCGGTGCCGTGGACTCCGCCACACGCTTCCGAGCTTCCTTCGTGGTGGCCGGCTCAGTCGCTTCCGCACCCAACGCCCTGGCACCGTCCCCATTCATATCCACCTGTCCTGCAGGTGCGGTGTTGGGAAGCCCCATTTGTGCACCAAACGTGGCACTCAAATTCTGACCGGTAAGACGATCCACGATCTGTGTCAGTTGCATAATCTGCATTTGTGCCTGCTGCAGCTGTGCAAGGAGGGTTTGATTCGTCTTGATCTTGGAGATCACAAATTGCTTCCTGTCAAAGTCCATGATCTCCAAACAAGCCAGCGCCTGATCCGCCAGCTGCGGATTGAAGAATCCGGCATTGTACAGCTGCAATGCCATTTCATTCTGGCTGAGCTTGCTGTACGCGCTCTGCTTCTGTACCGATACCTCAATATCAAACAGCGGCAACCGATAGGTCTTCTCCATCCCCATAGCTGCCGGCTGCTCCTGTAGCTTGATTCCGGCATTGGAATAACTGACATATTCCGGCTTCCCGGAATCCCCCTGGATCCGGAAGCACCGTTCACTTTTATAAAACTGACGGATCAGCTCTATCACAAGATAGACCACATTACGGAACACCCGATAAGATGCCTTATTCCCGTCCCTGCTCAGCTTGCTGCCAGCTTCCTGCATTGCGGCGATTGCCGAAGCAGCGGTTACACCGGAAGATGTACCGCCATTGGAAATATCCCGGTTACCGGTGATCTCCTTCAGCTCCTCCACCTTATTCTGCAGAACCGTAATATACGTACCGTCCAGTCCGGTACCTTGGATCGGCATAATACTGTCCTGTCCCAGCTTTCCTTTGACCCTCACAATGCTGTTATTCAGGTTTGCAAATTCATCCACGTTAATTTCTCCGTCCTCACGAACAAAGTAACGTGGACGTGCGTTTGCCTGCAGATTCTTCAGCAGAGCCTGATTGCACTTATCGATATACTCCTGGGCACTCTTGCCAAGATCAACGTATCCAAAACCGCAAGGGCTTCCCTTCACCCGGAACATAGGATCAAATTCAAACGGATACCGCCCATGGGCGTACCAACCGGTTTCCCTGTATTCCGCTTCATTCTCCGATGCGAACAGCAGCGTCTCTCCAACAAATTTGCATAAGTGCAGTACCTGCTTTGTCCCTACATATTTCTTGTAGTACCAATCTACAACCAGGGACTTTCCATCCGTTTTGACCGTATCGTCGTAAACGTATTTACTGGAAGTCAGTACATTTCCCCCAAGCTTTCCCTTTAATTGCGGATAGCTTTGCTCCAGCAACTTGTTGTCCCACATTTCCCAGCTGAAAAAGTTTGGAGACATCTGAATGTCAGTCACACCCGGTTCCCAGAACAGGTTCAGAATATCCATTTCTCTGATATCCACATCTCCCAGTCCGTTCAGCTTGCCGGAATTCCAAAAAACACCGTACACACCCGTTCCGCCATGAAGCTTTGAATCGCATACACTGCTGTAAACCGCCTCGAATTCCGCCTGCTCAAGAACCACCGGCACAATTGCGGTAAGCTTTTCCGACTCTTCCTGATCATTCTTTTCCCTTGGCAGGATATTAGCCATCGGAAAATTATCCATCATGTCCGCATGCTTACCGGCAATTGCATTAAACAGCCAACCGGAAGCAGGCTCCACCTGTTTATCAGAATCTGTCCGGGTATAATCCCAATGCCGCAGCTTATACCACTGCTCATTTTCGATTATCCGTTCTTCCAAATTCTTCTTTCCCTCTTTATATCCCTTAAGCGTTTCTATCGCCTCATGGATCTGATCAATGCCGATCGCCGGCGCAACTGTCTGCGCAGCAGCTTTCTTCTGCGCATCCGTCACCATTTGGGGCAGGCGATGCTCCTCCATTGCCGCGATATCCTCCGGGCGGAGTCCCTGACCCTGTTCAAAAAGCTTATTCCTATCCATCTATGATCTCCATTCCCGGCTTTCTTGCCGATCGTCTTATATCCTCCCGGTCGATATCCAGGAACAGCTTCAGCGGACTGCTGTCGAAAGGATCCGGCTCCTGCGGCACCACAGGCTTGATAGGTCGGCTCATGCAGAAGTACCGCACCTCATCCGCCACGTGGTCCTCCCCATCCGTATCCAGATCCTCCGGCTTATGTTCGTCATACTGCAGAAGCGGCATCGTCCGGATGAATGCCTTGCAGTTGGAAAATACATACATTTGGGGAAATCCGTTTTCATCGAAGGCCAGCCGGTAATGTACCTGCATCCAGCCGGGGATCCGCTTGTGATCGCCCGGTGTAAAATACACCTGATACCTCGCTGCCACATCCGCTATGGACTCGCCAGTCTCTGCGTCCCATATAGCAGGATCCGCAATTCCTTGAATCCGCTTTCCTGCCAGCCACGGATGTTCCCGCTCAATCTCCTGGATCTTGGCAAACACCTGAGGCGGTGTCCATTTGACACCCTCATTCGGTGTCTCATTGCAGCCATACAGCTCCAGTATTCTGTACACAACACCGTCATAATCCACAGCCCACCAGCCGCAAGAAAACGGCTTGTTATAGCCCCAGTCAAAGCTACGATAGATCTTCCAGCCGCTAGGGATCTCAAACGGATCGATCACGTGAGAATATTGCCGGTCACCGTAATGCTGTGGATCATCGATAAAATCCTCGAAAAACTGTCCCTCAAATATATTCCAGCTGCCTTCCAACCAAGCCTTACGCAGCTTAGGCGGCAGTTTTTCCAAGCTTCTGGCATACTCCGGCTGCATTGCCATCAATGCTGTATTATCTTGCACCAGTGCCTGTACAAATGCGTAATCTTCCGGGTGCTCCTCCGGCTTAAAATTCCGGTCAATGAACAACCGCTTAAAGTATCCGTGGCTTGGTCCACCCGGATTCAGTGTGTAATATGTACGCTTTGGAAAGTTGTTTGCTCCACGCACGCAAGCATCGATCTGGACCAGCCAGCTTTCCTGAAACTGTCCTGCTTCATCCGCAAACCAAACATCATATTCAGCGCCCTGATATTGCCCAAGATCTCCGTCATGAGCGCAATATCCAAACCATATTGTGCTACCATTTGGAAAAGTAAATATTTTATCCTGCTTGTTATATTTCGCAATGCCATTCAGCAGGATCAGCAGCGGTGCAATATGGTTGTTAAACAGTTCCTTGTACGTCTTTCTGGTGATCAGAATGCGAATGCCAGCGAAAAACAAAGCCAGCAGAATTGCCTTCCAGCGAACAAACCAGCTTTTCCCGCCGCCACGGGCTCCACCATAGGAAACATAACGGTTTTGCAGTCGCATTGCCTTAGCCTGTTTTTCATTGGGCTTTGGCATGACCAGAGTTTTATTTTGCATATTTCTCCAGTTCTCCCTGCAGTATCACGCTTAGCTTTGGGGCAGTATCCGCTTTTTTACCGCATCCATAATTGGTCTCCATGTCCCAGATCAGTCCCTTCACATCCTTGCGCAGCAGCACCTGCTCCTGCCGCCAGGTCAGCAGCCGTTCCTTGACCTGTCCAATGATCTTCTCAAATTCCGGAAATTGATCTGCATCGCTCCACCGGCTCCAGGTGCTTTGATCCACCTTCAGAAAGGCACACAGCCCACCCAACGTCGGCGGCACAAGGTATTCCGTCACCTTTGCCACCTCTCCAAGCTTGTTTGTTACCTTCACCGTCTTCCAGATCACGTGCCCGTAGCTGTCTCGCTTGCCGCTATCGATTTTTTCCGTAACATCGACTTCCCGGGTTATGCTGTCAAAATATTGCTCCACAGCCTCGCTAAGTGACTTCTTGGTGTATTTTCTTGGTCTGCCCATGCTGTGAAACCTCCTTTGACCGCCTCCTGCGCTTATGATAGCAAAAACAAAACCGCAACAAAAACCCCCCTGTCAGCACTCCCTAACGTTCACTTTTTTCCAAATCATGCACGTTAAAAACACCCAGGATCAGCACCCTGGGTGTTTTTCATAACGCGCGCACGCACAAACGCGCACCCGCCCCCCGGCGCGTGCGTTGTCGTTTTGCATATCCCCTCAATCTACTTTCCCTTGCTGCAATCCGGAAAGCATTTGCATCACAGCGCAGTTTTTATGCCCTGTGATTGATTTACAGTGATCCTTTGTCCAACTTTTACGTTCAGCCGGAGAAGAGAAGGCAACATGCGTTCCCATTCCTGCACATAATCCGGCGCAGAATATCTCATGCCGTTCCTCCCCCCGGTAATACGGGCACTTTGCGCTGCAGCTGACCGTATGCTTTGCCATATACACCCCTCCCTATTGCATCCGTACATCCGGTGCCGGATCTTCCGTTTTCACATACTTGGGTAAAACATAGCGTATGTACTGAGGTTGACCGGACTTGGAGAATTCCCGCCGATACAGCAGCTTGCCTCCACGGGGCACCTGGATCTCAGAATCATTGCTTGCGATCCGGTCCTTTGGCTTTGGCGGTACCAGATTCCGTGTCGTACGGAATTTCTTTGCGTTCGGTACCTTCCGTACCTGCCGAAGCATATAGTTGGCCAACTCCGTCCGATCATCCTGATAGTCATACAGAGTTGACCAGGTACACCCACCCAACTTCTTCCATGCATCTTCAAACAGTTCCTTTGCCTCCCGGTTGATAACCAGGTGATGATGCACACGCGCGGGGATCAACTGCTCTTCATCTCTATCCCATTCCAGATCCGAGGTAACATAAGCTGCCTTCACCTCAATACCGGCCTTCTTGGCTCGATCCCGAACTCTGCGCAAAAGATTGGTGATCTCATGATCCGCAGCAGCCCACAGAACACTTCTTCGCTCTTCTTCACTGAGGGTGTCCAGCTCGATGCCCTTGCCTTCTGCCCATTTCTCCAGCTTCCGGATCCCAGCTTCCGAGTAGTCCAGACCAAATGTATAATCACCACCGGAAAAGTACTTGTGCAGGATCCTCGCCAACCGCTTGACAGATGAGTACTCATTCTGTGCCTGCTTCTTGATTATATCCCTTTGTTTCCGGGTAAGCTTTTTATCCGGGCGTTTCCCTGGGACCCAAAACTTTGTTTTTTCTCCCACGGAACCCGCCTCCCATGTCCGGATCACCCAGTAGCCTTCTCTTCTCATCTGTTTTTCCTCTCCCGTATGTAAAATGGTTGAATAGTTAGGTCCTTACCAAGCCCACATACGCGCGTGCGCGCGCATGTAAAAAGGATTTGATTTTCTAAGAAAGGCACCGTTCCCGATGCCCTTCGTACAAAATCAAAGATGTACCTAACTTATTTCTTATTTCGCTTCTTCTGAAACAGAGAAGCTTGCTGTTTGTCCCATTTTCCGCTTCGTTTGGAATTTGGCACATATTGTTTTTTAATACCTATTTTTCTTGCTTTGCTCATAAAGCCTCCTGTTCCAGCAGGTCAAACAAGCTGGGCTGTTCCATCTCGGTTTCCTCTGCCTGCAGATATGCAACACCATCAGCAAAGTATCCCGGGTTCAGTTCGCAGCCGTAGCCGTACCTGCCCATGCGCACAGATATCATCGGAACCGTTCCAATACCACCGAAAGGTTCAAACACGATATCTCCCTTGTTCGAATATCGGTTAATGATCCGCTCCACAATATCCAGCTGCAGGGGGCAGACGTGCAGCTGCTTCCGGCGCTGACTCTGGGTTGTGTTCAGTGTCTTCATGCGGTTTACATCATCCCACACATCTGGATGGACAGATGCAGGCGGTACCGTCATAAATTCTTTGCTGATTGCATCCCGGGCTTCCAGCTCCTTCGACAGCTCCACATGGCGGTCGTAGTCATATACTTGGGATTTGCTGTGCTCTCGGAAGCGGCGCATGCGGTCACTCATTTTCAGCCGTGCCAGCTCATCCGGTTCCAGATTGCGATTACCGGAAGATCTCCAGAATGCGTGGGCATCCAGCTGCCACTGGCTCAGGGGATATTCCTCTTTGGCCTTTTCTACCCGAACATCGGCATAGGCGTGGGAGCAATCGGTGGGCAATTTCCGGAACAGCAATATATATTCCGGGCAGCCTACGCCCATCTTGGTGCCGTCCTTGCATTGCTCTGTCCATCCCAGGCGGTAAGTCTGGTTATTCTCCCGGACTACATCCGTCACCACGGTGATCATGCCGAAATAGATAAATCCGTGTTTCATGTAGTGCTGAATGCACTGGGCATGGAATGGCTCCATAGATGGCATACCGTAGCCGGTGACATTACCGAACAGCACCCGGTCTTTTACGTGGATCGCCGCCACGCGACCGGGCTGCAGGATCCGCAGCAGTTCCGGTGTAAGGAAGTCCATCTGCTCAAAGAATTTCACAGTGTTCTCGTTATGTCCAAAGTCGTTATAGCTTGGGGTGTACTCATAATGGTTGCTGAAAGGGATGGAGGTGTGGATCAAACCCACAGAGTTGTCTGCCATCCTGCGAACCTCTTCCACGCAATCATTATTTACGTAGGTCCAGTTTTTGCCTTTCATCTCCACTCTTTCAACTCCTATGCTTCTCGCCATCCGTTCCGCCTGACGCTCACCCAGCAGACCGTACTGCAATACGATCTCCCGCATTTTCTCTTGGAGCTTGTTGTGGTTCTCCCACTTCTCCAAAAGCACACGCCATATCTGCTCTTCCGCTTCGGTGAAGATCACATCGATAATGACCTGCTCACCTTGCAGAAAGCGGTAGATGCGGTGGATAGCCTGTATAAAATCATTGAATTCGTAATCAATACCTACAAAGATTGCCCGGTGGCAGTGCCGCTGGAAGTTACAGCCGGATCCCGACAGGCTCTTCTTTGTGGCAAAGAGCCGGGTTTTACCTTCGGAGAAGTCGATCACCCGCCGTTCCCGTTCGTCATAGTCCATACTGCCATAGATATCGACAGTCCCGGGGATATCCTTCAGAATGGTCCTGCGCTCATATTCCAGGTCATGCCACAGCAGGAAGTG